TTTAAATCAGGATTGTCTTCGTCAAGTAATAATTCTTTAATCTTAGTTACTGCACTATCACTTAGTTTCATTTTGCTTATCCTGTAGGTTTTTAATTGCTCCCTTAATAGCATCTTCTGCTAACACAGAACAATGAATCTTAACTGGTGGCAACGCTAACTCTTCAACAATAGTTGTGTTCTTAATGTTTTGAGCCTCGTCTAATGTTTTACCCTTTAACATCTCTGTTACTAATGATGATGATGCAATAGCACTGCCACACCCATAAGTCTTAAACTTAGCATCCACAATAACATCGTTAGCCACTTGAATTTGTAGCTTCATTACATCACCACAAGCAGGTGCTCCTACCATGCCAGTTCCAACGTTAGGGTCAGCTTTATCTAAGCTTCCTACGTTTCTAGGATTCTCGTAGTGGTCCAACACCTGTTTGCTATATGCCATGTTATTCCTCTAGTTCAATTAATAAATCAATGTAATGTCTTGCTTTTTGTAAGTCTTCAAGCCCATTCTTATCTTTGTATCTTGTTACATACTTAATAACATTTCCTTGTAAATAACTAAGTTTGTTCTTGGTAATATATTCTGCTGGCTGAATAGCCAATTTAGAATAATGGTCACCGCCTACTTGTGTTCTCATAGCTCGACCTTCATTGTATTGATAATTCTTTTCATCTATTTGCATAATTCCTCCTGTAATCGTTTATGTAATTCACGCTGTGTACCATAACGCTTTTCCCATGTTTTCTTGCCTATCTGATGTATACCCATCTTGCCTTGATGATGGATATGGCATAAGGGTATCATGTCTGAATCTTTCATACCCATACCAGTCTTATCTCTAATGTGATGTATGTTGCATGGTGGTAAGTCATCCTCCTCACAATACCACCTACAAACACAACAACCAAATTCAACCATCTTTTGCATATAAGCTTTTTCTGCTTTAGTAGCCATTAGACAATCTTCCCTATCCATTTACCATCCTTAATAACCATAGGATGTATTCTAGGCTGACCATCTACAATAACTATTGATGACATAATGAATCTATCCTTAAAGTTTTTAGCATAACCAAATGCTAATGAATCTTGGTTAGTTAAACATCCAGTCTGTGCACCCCATACTAATTTATCAGGGTTACTAAAGTATTGAATACTAGCCTTACTATGGTAGTGCCCCTGGACAGTATGCATGCCATATTTCTGTGCTATAGATAAAACATTAGCTGACATACCATGAGTAAAGAAACACCTAGAGTTATCGTTAAGGGTAATTGTTAAATCTTGTACCCACTTCCAACCCTTACCCACACCTAAGAACTCGTTATAGTGTTTAAGGTAAGCTTTGGGTAAACCATACTTCAATGCCCGTCTGTACACTAACGATGAATGATTAGAATCAACCAATGTCATGTCAGGAAATATCTTTTCTAAATCCTTAACATATTCCTTGCTTAACTTTAACTCATCACCAGCACTAGGTAAGTCAGGGTCATTGTCATGCATACTAATAGCATGCTGGTCCAGCTCATCTCCTATATTAACTACCAAATCAAAACCTTTGTATTTCTTTTTTAATGCCCTAAGAAAAGCAAAAGAATCTTTATGGTGATACGGAATATGGAGGTCTCCGATAACCATTACCTTTTTAAACTGTGTCATTTTTATCTCCTTTATTCCAAGTTACTTCGTGAAAGGCATCACAATGTGGACAGCTTAGGTTAGTGACAATAGTGTCAGCTTCTTCTATACCTAGGTCCTCACCATCATGGTCTCCACCCCATATTAATTCTGTTTCGCATACGTAACACTTCATGTTAGCAAATACTCAGCAAATTTAACTTCTTCATCAAACCTATTCATAGCAACGCTCCTGTTAGATTCTATTTCATAACCTTTTTTCTTTAGGTTAAATATTACTGCACTTAACCTGTAAACTCCACAATCAACCCAAGACTGTAGCGGATTAATTGTATTGTTTCTTTGCATATACTCTAAAACTCTTTGCTCTTGTTTTCCTAAATTTTCCATATTAATAATCTCCTTTTAATTGAAATCCTAATTCGCTTGCAAAACGTTCTACCTTAGATAGATATTCTACAAACTCTTTAATTGTTAGTTTAGATGTTGATGGAACTACCACCATTTCATCTCCTAACATATCTTGCTTATATGATAAGAACTTATATTTAAGCAAATCGTGCATTTCTCCTGCATCATACCCTAGGTAGTTACCTAGCTCCTCTATCAGTTTCCAGTAACGTTTATTTTGCTCAACGCTCCTGTTAAATGCAAAAGGCTTTACTTCTACTTCCCAAGCTTGTGATAAGTCTAGCTCACCAATTTGCTTTCTTGCGTGTTCCAACGTTTCTTCGGACGTCACTTTGTATCTTGTCATAGCCTTTGCTCCTAAAAATTTTACCTTCTTTAGATGTAGCTTTAAACTCTACATCCTCCCCAAATGTTTTTTTAATGCTTTTTATGAAGTCTTTAATCATCATCTCGTCCACTCCGAATAAGAGAATGTATCAGGATGAAAATCAAATTCCCACCTACCTTCTAATCCTTTACCATGTCTTTGCTTAACTAAGTAAACCATACATGGTGGAGTAAACATAATTTCATTAGTTGTGTCTCCTTTCATTATAGCTTCTTCTCTTTCTTTGTTACGATGTACTGAAAACACATTATCAACCATATTGGTTATGTTTGCACTTCCTGCAACGTCAAACTTTCTAGCGTGTTCAAAATCGGATGCAGTTTTTTTACTGTGTGCAACTAAAAATACATGTATATCTAAGTCCCTACAAGCTACTGCTATTTTATTAGCAAAAGCTTTTTGTCCGTTAAGGTCATCTTCACCAATACCACATTTCATTAATGAGTCGATAACCATAATCTTTACACCAAGCTTTTCAGCACAGTAGTAAATTACCTCAAGAACTTTTTTTGTTGATGTCTCACCTTCAGGGTCATACAAGTATAAGTTATGCTCCAACTTACCTAAGAAATCTTTAATGTAATCGTAGTTAGGCATTGACTCACCTGTCTGTTGACACATCCTACCTAGTGTTGCTTTAGGTAGCATTTCAAAGGAAGCAATCATAGTCTTCTCATGCTTCATTAAACCTAAAATACATTGGTTAAGCCAAGCTGACTTACCATGTCCTGAGTAACCAGTTACTACAGACACCTCACCCATTCTTACTTTAAACTGCTGGTCTGTATTCATAAATGGTAATGATATGCCACCTGTTAAGTCTGTAGAAAAATATTGCTCTACAGCATCAATATACTCAGATGGTCTTTTAATTTTTAAATGCTCTCCAACATCTCTTGTTTCCATATAACCTGACACCTCTTTATCGGTTATAAGTATATCTTCTAATGTTTGTGAGGTCATCTAACACCTCCCCTAATCCAATCATTACCAACTTGCTTATACTTTGTAACGATTGCATCAATTCCTCTAGCTCTTAAATAAGACCTAGCCTTAAAAGCTCCTTTAGCCCAAGGTGTTACTAGATAATCCTTAATGCCTCCTGATACTTTATATACTATGTTCATATTCTCTCCTATGTTGGTGGAGTAGAGCGGACTCGAACCGCTGTCCTAGATGCTAACTTAATTTTACACCTAGTCGAAACCTTATCTACCCCTATTTTGTTTTCTCGTAAGCTCTCCTTACATTGCCCACTGCCTTTAATAATCTATCATGGTCTTTATCGTTAAGTGGTTTACCAGCTCTAATATCTACACTAGCTAAACCTATTAATAAAACTTCATCTCTTATATGCTTTAACACAGCATACGGATTGAACCCATAATTATCTACTTGTGAAAGAGTATTCTCTCCCATGATACTTTTCCAGTCTAAACCTACTGCATCTAGAATTGATTTTACATCACACCCAGCAAAACAGTTTAGAAGTATTCTATCTCCATCACCCTGTTTAATACCTAGTGAGTTGCTACTATCCTCATGTGCAGGACAACGGCACGAGTGTTGATTCGTACCGCTTTCCCTTACATTGTCGAAGTGGTTTAAGACCTCTTCTATCCTCAGAAGGGTACGTCCGCACCTTCAACACTAGCATTGCTACCAGCATCAGAGGACTGTACCTGTGGCTCTGAAATTCTACCGCTGAGGAATTTAACCCCCGACTTACTCTCTCTAATCCAACAAGCCATCCTCATTTCTTTGTTACCTTCTAACGTTATAGTTCCTGTGTAATCAGGTCTTGCTTCGTTATCACCTTTCTCATTTTTGAATAGTGCGAATGAGTTAGTATTATCATATTGTTCAGCCATATTAATTTGCTCCTATAGTTTTAATTTTAGTTATCAAGTTTTCTACTTCTGCATCAAATCCTTTTACTGCGTCTTCTAGTTCAAGAATCATTATATTATCCCTTAAAACTTTAACCCATTTCAGTCTGAGCTGTTTTGGAAAGTCAGGGTGATACGATGCGAAGTAAGCGTACTCACTTTCTGTACAAGCTATTTGCCATTGGACCTGATACTCATAGTTCTTTGGCATTTTATCTGATAAGATATTCCTACAATGAGTAATGTGAGTGGGGCATTTGAGCTCCAACACAGCATCTTCTCCTCTAATCAATCCATCAGGGCTTGCACTTGTATTAACAATCTCAGGATGGTCAAAGCTACCACATTCTGCAACCTCTTTACCTGTTATTGCTTCAAAGAGTTTACGAGCATCTGGTTCTCTGTCCACTCCGTCCTGCATTGCTTGGTTCATGAAATTAGGACTGGCGGATTTGCCAGTTATCCTTTCAATTGCAAGCTCCATTCTGAGTCTAGTTTTATATGTTGACTCACCCCATTTAGTTTTTCTCATCAGGTCAGATAGTTTACTTGCTGTTATTTTTCCATTACGGACAGCAAACCACTCAGGACTACCTTGGATTAAATCTTCTGTACTCATAAATCAAACACCCCTTCTTCGTGAGAAGCTTTAGTGTTATCTTGGGTATCAGCATCTTTAGTATCATCTAGTAAGAACATGCCTGCTAAAGCATACTTACGAGCGTAACTAGAGCTTGAGCCAAATGACTGGGCAATGTCCATACCCTTGCGGTTAGGATTGATACCAGCCTGAGCCCGTACACTCAATGCCTCTGTATCACCTGCTTTGAACACTACTGTAGCCTCTACATAAGGTATTCCAGCTACCTCTTTAACCTCATCTGTGATGAGTATAGATGCTTTATGTTTATCTAGTAATGGTTTTAGTGCTACAAGTATGTCTTCACATGACCTGTAATTGTAATTACCAAAGTTATTCTTTTGATTCTTTGGTACGTTTAGTTCATTTTGAATTGCTATTAGTTCCTTCATAACTTTCTCCTTTATAAATAAGTTGAATTTCTTTTCTGCTTTACTGGTTCATTTTCCCACTCTTTACCATTAATCCATGTTGTTGGATGAGGTATAAACTGAGCATCTTTAAACCTTCTATCGTTAGAGAGTTGATACTCTAACGCCTTCATAACTGTATCAATATCAGGTTTATGTTTTAACCAAGCTTTTTCAGCATTAGCACGTTTAACCTTATTAGGGTATTTAGAGTAGAAAGTTTTAAAGTTAGCTAAGTGTTTACTCTTATCTTCTTTACTATTCTCTTCTCTACTCTCCTCTTCTCTAGGCACACTACTTTGACATTCTGCGAGCGACTTTGACATTTTGCTAGCAACAAGTATAAATCCTGACAATTTGTCAAAAGACTTTTGCAAAACATCTACCTTTTCCCTTAGTCTCCAAGCAATTTCAGGCACTTCAGGTAATTTACCTTGGTTTTCACAAGCTAACAACCAGCATTTAATAAGTAATAGTTGTGCATCATTATCCAGACTCATAAATTCTTGATTATCTAGTAAATCAGCATATAGCTTAATCCAAGTCATTTTCCTACCCTCCCTTTTATCATGTTGGAAGTCATGCCAGTTTTTAATTTCATAAACCAGTTTGTTTATATTAACCACTACTGCTTCCTCCTATGTTGTATATCTACTTTGTTTTTTACCCAATTATTTATAATATCCTCATGTTCTCTGGATAATAAAAAGAACACTGTCTCTACTCCTAACGAGTCTACCAGTAACTCAAATTGATTGAGCACCTCATGGGACCACTGTAAATCATCGTCTGGTATTGACATCACTTCATTGTCTTCCTCAAAAATAACTTCTCTTTCATCTGACATATTTATTCCTCCTTCTATACCTAAAGCCTATTTTAAAAATCCACTTGCAAGTCATTGATTATAAAACCAAATAACAAGTAAGTGGGGTACACGAAATTTCGTACACTACTGTAGCGTTGGATTAATAACACCCTGTGTTTGTGCAGATAATTAACTCATTATCGTAAACAAAAGTTGGTGAGCCATCATCCTTAGGCACTACATAATACTCAACTTCTCCATCTTTAACTACTATACCTGATTCTTCAGCCCCATAAACATTGACCAATGAACCATCGTCTTTATAAAAGCTATTAAAGTCTGACTTTGTTGGTTCTGTATCAAATATCCCTGGACCATCAAATATTCCTTCAGCTTGAGCTCTCTCAATCATTAGCCAAGCAAATACTAGTATTACTATCGTTATTGTTAATGCATGTATTGGTGTCTTTTTCATTTTTTAGTTTCCTTTTTTTGTGTTTGAGTTTTCATATACGCTAAAATATCTAATATAGCTGGCATATGTCTAGTTGGTATTTTGAGAGTCTTTTCATGTACACTCAATTTTTGTGTTAATTTTTCTATGTTCATTCGTCTTCTCCTTTTTTCTCTCCGTTATAATTAGAATCCCTAATTGGGGTTACTCCTTTTGCTTTATTACCATGTAGCTCATCACCCATTACATATTCAAAGTGGTCTCCGTAATAGTAAATAGGTTCTGATACATACAGTTTAGTTACAGGGTCTTGCTTTGCACCATTCCAAGATTCATCTTTGCCTTTAGAGTTCTTGTGCATTATTTCACGCTCTTGAACTAATAGATAGGCATCCCAAATCCTAGCCAAACATTTTTTTCTTTGTTTCTCTTGCTTCTCTTGCCTGTTAGCTCTATTATCTGAAACTACTTTACCAGACCTATGATGAACTCTAGTATGTTGATAATTAATAGCTTTGTCAGCAAGGTTAGCAATCCTCTCTAAAGTTACATGAGGGGGTTTGTTTTTTCTTATTACATAACTAGCTAACTGTTCAGCTCTTATTACTAACGAGTCTAAATAGCCATTAGCTTTATTTTGTTGCCTATATTTCATAGCACCTCCTAGTATTTATTATTGTGAAACACCTCAATACCATCCACATAAGATGTTTTAGTATCAAAAGTAAGTTTACCATCTAACTCTTTGTATTCCTCATCAACCTCAAGAGTAAGCTCATTGTCTAACATCCAGTTACCAAGGTATCTTTTGTCATCGTAAGTAAGCTTCATGATTAAAGATTTTTTCTCTGCTGAGGATAGTACAATGTTTTGCATAGTGAGTATTTTCATAGGGTCATGACCTTTTAAGTCAATATCCTCCTCATCAAAACCTACAAAGTCCTCAGCCCCATAATCATACATACCTTCATTGTACATTTTTATGTGTGACTTCCTACCTTTATAAGTCATAGCTTCTGCTAAAACATGAGCTAATGCTTCAAACTCAATAGCACTTTCATAGGTGCAGTCATCATCATAAGTGTATGACTCTAACTCTACTATTGACCTTTTGCTTATTTCTTTTGTTTCTAGTATTTCTGCTATCAATATGTTTAGTGTTGACATTATTATTTTTCTCCTTGTAAAAGTTCGTATTTAGCTAACTCAGGTGAGTCAACTGCCTTCTTAATACAATGTCCAAAGTGATTGAACATACCCATCATTGCTACTGTACCACACCATCCCCTGTTATGTTGTTGGAATATAGAATTTCCCCGACAAACAGAACAAGTCTTTATTTTTCTCATAGTTAATACTCCTCGTAAAAATCCCGTACACTACTGTACTGCTAAAAAAATAGCGAACGAAAAAAAAAATCAAAAAAAAATGCAAAAAAAAATCAGCCTCAAAAAAATCATCCCATACCTACCCTATTAAAAAGAATTTAAAAGGGCGTGGTGGGCGATTGTGAAGCTCTCAACAGCATTAAAAGGGAGCATATCCACAGGCTAAAAAGCTTTGTTTATATAAGTCTCTTGGGGTCTGTTGTTTTTCCCCTGTTGCTACTACTTTCAACCCGTTACGCTCGGCAAAGTGTCGAGCTTCGCGTAAGGATAAAAATTTTCTTATGGTCCAACCATCGGCATCGACTGCCAAATGAGTAAAGATTCTTTTCATATTACTCTCCTATAATTGTCTCTAATGCTAAAGCTAGGACTCCAAAAACTGCAAGAGAGCCCCATAACACGATTAAAAAACTAATCATGACATACTCCTATGTATTAAAAAATAAAACTGTATGACAAGCTTTAAATAGGGGCAGTTGCGGCGACTGCTTTATAACCGACTACCCTCCGTCTGGATTTATAGCATCCATCGACTTAAATATTTATATATCCGTTGCTAGGTATATTTTAACCTTTGCTTATGCATCGCATCACTGCGATTAAATTGTGTTGCAGTTGTTGCTGATGGTCTCATCAGGTAAGGCGTAACCTTACGACTGCCTCTCGGCAGTTTCGACCTATGCAAAACTTAAAGCCCAACTATATACAGCTATAGAAAAAGAACCTATAGCAAACAAAGCAAGCCCTCCCAAAAATACATTAAAAAACATTTCAATATTAATGAAAAAGAGGACCATTAAAACAAGCATTAAAAAGATTATCATATCGGGAACCCATCACCGCCCTCAAAATATGCCTCCTCATTGATAGCGTTGTTAATCTCCTCCTCATAAGCTTCACGCTCTGAGTCGCTAAGATTGTAACGCCTTATAAAACCCTTATCATCGACGTAAGAAGCTTTATCAATTGTTGCAAACCTCCCTCCGTCGTCGTTCTCGATGTCATAACCGATATTTATATCGACCTCGACCTCGTCGTCGTTGCTGTTTTCTACATAACCCACTCCATCCCACTTATACAAACTAAACATAATTATCTCCTTATTAAAAATTTGATTAAATCTTTTATAACTAAAAAAGCCAAAACCACACAAGACCCGATGAGGATATTATTTAAAATCATAATAGCCTCCTTAAAATGCAACGAATAAAAGAACTCCGCCCTCATGTTCAATAACTTGAGTTTGGTCTTGTAAGTCTTCGAGGTCTTCGATGTCGTCATAATCTTCAATGACTTCGTCGATGCTGTCAGCTCTGGTCCATTCGCATCTTAAAGCGACTCGGTCAAGTTCTACATCTTCGCCTAAGTCCTGGCTTAAATCCTCATAATAATTATATAAAGCTTCCGCATCCTCGTAAGTCCATGAGGCGTAATCGTCTCCTAATAAATTATCTATAAACTGACTTTTGTTAACTGTTTGAATGATACTCATATTAATCTCCTTTAATTTTGCCTTCTGATTTTAAAATGTCATGCGACTTCATGACTTGGTCGTTCAATTGTTTCATATATCTCATACGCTCTTTAATAACTCCCTCGGGTATATTGCAAAACTTCGCACCCAACTCAATAACATCTTTAAGAGTTACCTTTCTTTTATCCATAAACTCGCGAGCCTTTGGGTATACGTCCCACTTATCAAGTGCCCCTGACTGCCAGGCTTTGAAAAGAATGGCAAGCTGTGTTTTCGGGTGCACTGTTTTGGGCATATCGAATATTACTTTCATATCAATCTCCTTGGTTGTGAATAGCTACTTCTGATTCCATAAATTGGCTTACATAGGTATGCATAAGTTCCACGGCTTCGTGTCCCCCTTGCCCTACAAAAGCAGTTTGTGGTACATCTATAGTTTTGGTTGTCCCATTTTTATAAGTTATTTTCACTGGGATAGGTTGAATTTCAAATTTTAATATCTTATTTAATTTCATGTTGGTTAACATATCAATCTCCTTTTAAAAAATAAAGCCTTGATTGTTTGCTAGTCTTAAATTTTTCGGCTTCCTCAGCCCCGTACAGCATGGACTGCTTAACATAAAACTCCTTGGGATAATCATCCCCATAAGCATCTCTCAAGTCTTGATTAAATTGAATACAAACATCTTCCGCATCTTGCTCATTGGCAAAGCTAAGAGAGAAGCTGTTAACGTCTCTCTTAACCATGTAAATATTATCGCTTCTATTGTATTTCATATTATTCCCCTTGTGTTTGGTCCCACCATGAATCATAAACCGCTTCTTTTAATGGGTTGTAGTATGTTTCGCCTAGATAGTCGAACTCATCATCCATGTTAATCTCATCGCTTAAATATTTCATAATAATCTCCTTTGTTTTCCGATGGTCTCATCAGTCAGGTAAAAAACCTGAGACACTCTCTCGAGTGTTTCGACCTATTTTAAATATTTTAGTTTATTTTCTAAACATTCATAATCAAACTGAGCCTGTTGCTGTTTTTCATTAAGCTCATTCACTTTTTTAATTGCTATATTTAACTCAGATTGTAAAGTCTGAGCCAGTCCTTTTTGTGTTGCCCTGTGTAAATTAACTTGCATGTAATCCTCTTCCTTCAAAACTTCTTGTATTCTTTTTGATGCGTATTCCATAATAATCTCCTTTAGTTAGTTACTGCCTTCAATATATATGCAAAAAATCCGCCTTGCCTTGCTATGAGAGGGATTCGCTTACCTCAATTTGTTTCTTTTTCCTGATATCCTGAAGCCTTTAGGAACTTATCAAGATTAAAAGCTGAGTTAAAATTGGTAAACTCATGAGCGAAGCAAAGAATTTGAAAGTTAGTTGCTTTTGTTTCCTTTAATACTTTTGCTACTGATTCAAAATGCTGTCTAGTCATTTTCATATTATTCTCCTGTGGTTAATTATTGCCTTCACTATATATGCAAAAAATCCGCAATCGCAGTGATAGCAAGGGATTTGCTTACCTCAATTTAATTCTAAAAACCCCTAGTTATATCATAAAATAACCCTCTTAAATCCGTGTACCCCACCAACAGCCTGAGAGCCTCTCATAGCAAGGGATTTGAGATTTGAAATCAAAATAGGCTTTAGGTATAGGAAGGGGGGGTAATAACTGAGCACTCCGAGAGAGAGCCTTTCGCTTCACTTTCCTATTTATTACATCACGAATGACTTGAGATTAATTCTCTCTCATTTCACCTTGTATCTTCTAACGATTATATAAAGGATACACAAATGAATACATGGACCAAGCCACAAGCAACAGAAATGAGATTTGGATTTGAGATAACAATGTATGTTATGAACAAATAATTTTTTAATATCGGAGGGACTATCTTCCTTCTCCTGAGATAGTTTAAAACCCTCCACCAATTACACAATATTTAATTAAATCAAATAGATACGAGAATATACGATTATGAGCGGAACAAAAAACAACAACAATTCAAGCAAAGAAAACAGGCTATTTGCTAAGCGTT